TGCGTTAGCAAGCAAGGTACCTGGTGCGGTACCTGTTCCTGCGCCATTCGTTTTATCTTGGGCGGAGGCTACAAAAATCATTGGTACGGTGCCTGGTTCAGCTGGGGTATAGAACGATTCGTCTATTACCTTAACCTCAACACCTGGGGATGATAACGCCATTTTATTTTTCTCCTAATAAGTCTTAGTAAAGTGTTCACTATTATTTATATGAAATTGAAAATATTACCTTTAGATACCACTAAAAAAAGGGGCGGAAAAGGTGAGGTAAATACAATATGAGACCATTATGCGTATGTAGGCAAAGACCTGCGGCAATAAATTATAAAAAAGACGGAAGAACGTACTATAGACGGCTATGCGAAGTGTGTTTGCGTCATGGTGTTAAGCACGGTATTCCTAAATGGAAGCAAGCTGGTTATGTGAAGAAAGATAACTGTGAGAAATGTAATTATACTAGTTCACACCCTGAACAGTTTAATGTGTTTCATATAGACGGTGACTTAAACAATTCTTCGTTTACTAACTTAAAAACAGTATGTGCAAACTGTCAGCGTATTATACAGAAGACTGGGGTAAAATGGAAGCAAGGTGACTTGCTACCAGATTTTTAAGATAGTCCATACTTTGGTCATTATTAATAACAGTATCATGATTAATACTGCACCATTTGTATTCTGATTCGTGTACATCGGTTGGTACTTGACCAATATCTTCGTATATACGTAACCACATAGGATCGGTACCACGTCTAACTCTCCAGACTTGTCCACCTAATCCAGCTATCATGTTGCCTTCGTTTGGAAATCTTACATCTGGAATCACATAATTTTTGTGTGGGTTTTGTATTAGTGTATTCTTAATCATACTAACCCAAACTCCATCGTAGAATCCTTTACGCATACAGTCAGTACCAAACTCTTGTAGCACTAGTCTAGGAGTAATATTTCTACCAGTTTCGTTAGACCAAAACGTATCCTTTTGTTCTCGCCATGTCCTACTTTCTTTGGTAATGCCTTCAAGTAGCTCTCTGTCCCAGTCAAACATACGTGCTACAGCATCTTTAAGTTTATCTGCAAAAGAAAGTTTTTCAAAGTTGTGATGTTCTACTAAAATGTCACCAACAGTACCTTTTCCACCGCCGATAAGACCACATACTCCAATAATCATATTTTTTCCTATAAAGTTATTTGTTCTGATCCATATCCTATTTCGCCTTTAGCAAAACAGTTAAATGCTATTCCGTATCTATCTTTTTTAGTGTTAACACGATGTACTGTATGTTCTAAATGAGATGGAAATAATAATATATCTCCTGGAAGAGGATTTAATGTAAATTCTTGTATATTATATTGATTGTAATTTTTCTTTTTAAATGTTAAAGGTACACTATTATGAAATAAGTTTGGATACATATATGCTTTTTCAAAAGTTATAGGTGCTGTAGTATCATCAGTATCTATATAATAAACTCCGCTTATCATTGATCCTGCATGTCCGTGTTTTACAATATCAGCATCGCCAGACTGTATTTTATTAATCCAACTTGCTTGTATTTCAAAGTTAATGTGATCTTCTATATCAAGCACTTCATGAGCAAAGTAGTCAATACAATTTTGTATTTGATCTTTAAGTTTTCTAAGTTTTTTATTATGTAGTATATGCATACCCTGCTTATGTTTTGGCAAATGATCTTCGCTACCGTCATGTCCTACTGCTTGGCTTGGATAAATTAAATTTTTAATCCAGGCCATAGTAATAACATCAAGCTGACCTATATTAGTTTGAAATAATGGAATAGAAAATAATGGAATTACTTGGTGTTTCATAGTTTTATTTGTGACGTCCCTGCGCCAACGTGTCCTCTAGCAAATAGATTAAATGCTAGGCTATAACGTTCTGATGGTGTTTGATTTTGTGTTACCATGTGTTCAACATGCGACGGAAATATAACAAGGTCGCCACTAACTGGTTCGATCGAAAACAAATCTAAATTATATTGATTTAATACATCGTCTTTATAATCAACTCTAACTGTATCGTGAAATAAATTATAATATAGATGCGAACGCTGAAATTGTATTGCGCCTGCTCCTGGTTCATTTTGGATATAATACACTGCACTTAGCATAGCATTTGAATGCCAATGTAATGTATTATGTTCGCCTGCACGATGTCTATTAATCCAACTATTTTGTATTTCAAAATTAACATCGTCTTTGATGCCTAATTCAGTGTGTACAAAAAAGTCACAAACTTCTTTTAATTTTGTTTTTAACTTTTTAAACTTTGGTTGATCTAATATATACTTGTCATCAGTATGATCGTGTCCAGAAGCTTCGTGTGGATACTCTAAATTTTTAACCCAAGCCATAGTAATAGGATCAGGCTTACCTATGTTTGTTTTAAATAGTGGAACTGACCACATTGGTGTTGTTATATACTGCATACTTACATTATATAACTGTTTTAATGTATTGTCAAGTAGTTTTTTGGCTTAACCTATAGTAAATCCGTAACCTGTGCCGCCGGCAACAGCTAGTGACACTTCGTTTTCTAATTTTTCCATCTCAGCTTGTGCTTCAGCTTTTAATGTATCACCGTTTAGTTGTGATCCACCTTGTGGTCCAGCAATAGTTGCAAATTTTGACCTTGCTTCGCCTAACATAAACTTACATGTAGCAAGAGTATAACTTTTAAGCCAATCAATTGCTAAGTAATCTGACAGTAAAGACTCGTCGGGTCTGTAGTTGTATGCGTATAACATCAAAGTTTCTTCGCCTCTAGGTCGTTGTAATAAAGTAAGTTCTTTTGATACACTATTCCATTTAAACTCAATAAAGCTACCAAACATACGTCCTACTAATTCTTGATATTGACTAAACATATCATATGTTGCAAGTCCACCAATATTAGTACTAGACAACAAGTAGGTATTAGTATAGGCTAAGTTAAACGGTTCAAATATACTTCCGCCGTCTCCACTGCCTGATCTTGATCCAACAGTCCTACGGAATATCTTTCTAACTTCCATAACTTCGTTTGGAAGAATGTAACTATTTTGATCTACAACTGTTTTTAAAAACAAATATGACTCTTCTGCTGAATGATCACTCCTTTGACGGTATCTTGTTAATGCTTTTGTTAATGCAGTTTCGTAATGTATAGGATCTAACTCTACATCAACCATTCCACCGCCTAACATAGCATGAACATAGTCAAATACTTCTTGTTTCTTTGTTGTTGTGTTTGCCATATTAAATAATCTCCACTAGTATTTATCGTAACGATAAATATGTGTATGCCAAGACTATCATTATACAAACCAGAAAAGGGCAAGGACTACACGTTTTTAGACAAACAGATCCTTGAGATGTTTACTGTAGGAGGAACCGACGTATATGTTCACAAATACCTCGGACCCGAAAATACAGCGACTTCTGATGCAACTGCCGATCAGCCCAATTACAGTGGCGGAGTTACAGCATCTAATATACAAGATATGCTATTTTTAGAAAACAGAGATCGTAAATATGATACTTCTGTATACGAAATACGGGGTATATATAATGTACAAGATGTAGATTTTGATCTTAGTCAATTTGGACTATTTTTACAAAACGATACATTGTTTATGACTGTTCATATTAACAGTAGTGTAAAAACTATAGGTAGAAAACTTATGAATGGTGATGTTATAGAATTGCCTCATTTAAAAGACGAATATGCACTTGATGATAATACAATGGCATTAAAAAGATTCTATGTTATAGATGATATTAACAGAGCCGCTGAAGGATTTACGCCTACGTGGTATCCACACTTATATCGTTTGAAGTTAAAATCATTAGTAGATAGTCAAGAGTTTAAAGAAGTATTAAGTTTGCCTGCAGAAGAAGGCTCAGATACTACTTTAAGAGATCTACTTAGCACATATGAAACAGAGATGCAAATTAATAATGCAGTGGTTGCACAAGCCGAAGCAGATGCGGCAAAGAGTGGTTACGATATTAGTCATTACTATACTTTAGCTACTAATGCAGACGGCAGTGTTGCATTACAAACTGCTGATGAAACTGATTTTGATGCAAGTAATATTACTATTAGTGCAGACGAAGTAGCTGATAGACCTTCTAGAGACGGATATCAAGGATACTTATTAGGCACAGGAGAAGCTCCAAATGGTGCCGCTTTTGGTCAGGGTATTACCTTTCCAACAACTAGAATTACAGGTGATTACTTTTTAAGAACAGATATGTTACCAAAAAGATTATTTAAATATGACGGTACTAGATGGCTAAAAGTACAAGACGATGTTCGTGTTACACTATCTAATACTAATACACGTACTACACAAAAAGGTTCCTTTATTAACAACACAGCTTCAAGTCAAATTGGTGGTGAAACAGTACCAGAACGCCAAGGCTTATCAAAAGCACTTAGACCAAAGGCAGATAACTAATGAGTCAACATTTTTACGATGGACAAGTAAGGCGCTATATCACACAACTAGTAAGGATGTTTAGTAATTATTCTTACAAGGATGGTAAGGGAGCAGAAACAGTTATTCCAGTATTGTACGGAGATTTAACTAGACAAGTTGCTAATATTATTAAAGGCAATAGCGAGAACAAAATTCCTAGTGCGCCTCGTATGGCGTTATATATTTCAGGACTAGCATTGGATAGAGATAGAACTGCTGA